GGCCACAAGAACCGCCTGGAGAACATCTCTGTCGGTCCAGTCCAGATTGTGAACGTGACTGACGATGGCACACCCATCTATGCCAACCCCGTGTTCCGGATTGTGTGTAAGCGGGTAGGTAACATGGGCGGCGTCGGCGTCGTACAGCCAGCACCCACGGTCACTGTCCAAGTGGCCTCTGGTCACGGGCACGTATTGGCGCCGCTTACTGTCACTGAAATGGGCGACCTGAAAAATGGTGATCCCGTTGTGAAGGCGACCTTGGGCGGGTCGCACATTCACTCATATACCATCACCTTTAATTCAGGCACTAAGACGTACACGGCTGTGCAGATAGCGGGTGATAGCCACGACCACGGGCTGACCTTTGCAGATAAGTTCTCTGGTAACCTTCCCTACAATAAGGCCAAGGCTGCTGCGGGCACCATCGATAGCGGCAATGTATTCACCCTGATCCGCGACCTGCAGAGTTTGTCCCGTACTGGTGGTCCAGATGGTCTGATCAATAATCGCCGGGCGCGCTTCCACGTTAAAGACTTGGACAGAATCTGTGAGATGTGCCCGGGTATTGACGGAGAGGGTGCCTTCATCGAGGAGTCTCACCTCAACCCAGACAACGGACAGCTTGATGTCCTGGCTGACCCTGATGATATCAACCAGCCCCTGAACGCTGCTTACTATAACCGTGAGTACCTGTTCAGTACGGATGCGTCAGGCCGCAACACAGCTCACCGTGGTTTCAATGACTCGAACCTGCACGTTGCACGGACGAACAATCCCAAGATCGTAAACGGGTACACCTACATGCTGCCGTTGGAGTTGCTGGCACGTAGCCCTGTAGAAGAGTGGTTCCCGTTCAACTTCACACAGGTCGCCAGGAATGTTCTTGAAGCGGAAGAGACCGCAGGGAATGACGGGTCTACCTTTGCGAAGGCGCTCAGTGGTGTGAACTATAACCACTTTCACTTCCAGACGCCTTACCAGATGTACTCGGACACCGCGCCTGATCCTGCTGACCCCGCGGATACTACCAACAGTGCATGGGTGACCACCACTGAGGGGAATGTGGTGCAGTGCTGGGCTTCAGGTATGTCCTGCTTTACCCACGATGGTGTGAACCGTCTGCGGTTCCCTTGCTATCCGCTGGCACAGCAGTTCAGCTATGAGTCCTCTCAGTTTGAGGTATTCAAGGGCGTATTGAAGCCACTGCTCGAAGGTCTGCGTGCTGGTACGGTGACAGTGGATGACATCGACGACGCCTTCTAAGTGAAATAACCCAGAAAAGTATCGGTTGCCTACCTATAGTCAGCCGATACTTTAACTGGGAAGTCCCATGAGTTGTACTTGCGTAACTGACCCCTCCATCACTTGTATCGTGCACCCGCACGGCAGTGCGATGACCATAGATGAATTCAAGAAGGCGTTACCGGAAAAGGTAAAGAAGTCCGTCACCACTGAATTGATCAACATGGTGAACCAAACCCTGTCTGACCCTGATATGTACGAAACCTACCGCGACAACATGCTGAGCTACGGCTCGGTCATGGCGGACGGTCGCTTCAAGATCCCCAACTACATCATGGCGGTGAAGTACTGCAGCCATAAGCTGATGGGCAAATCCAATATCAAGGCCTATACCGCCACCTTCCCCGAGAAGATAGAACGCTTCATGAAGGAGGGTGTGAAGGACAGTGACATTGCCAGCTACGTCACAGCCTACAACAAGTCCAAGCTGGTCAATCTCATACTGGAGCAGTCTCTGGTCCCGTTCTGGGTATTGAACCAGGATAACCGACAGAAGGCATTGAACACCCAGGTCGAACTGATGCTCAGTGCCAATAGCGAGAAGGTACGCAGTGATGCGGCTAACTCTGTGCTGACCCATACAGCAGCCCCCACTACTCACAAGGTGGAGCTGGACATAGGACAGACACAGGGCAATGTCGTGGATGAACTGCGCCGGGCCACGATGGCGCTGGTCGCTGAAACCAAGACTGCTATCCAGTCTGGTGTGATTACCGCAAAGGAAGCGGCCCACAAACCTGTAACGATCGAAGACGGGGAGGTAGTCGAATGATAGACATTGATCCTGTCATGTACGAAGTACTGGAATTTCCAATGCAAGAAGGTGTTGCTGGTTTCTTCACCATGGACATATTGAACATACTGCCGGAGAAGAGTAAGAAGCAGTGCAGTATCTACACCATGCTGTTCCCGGGTGGCGTTACTGTTGAGATCAGTAGCGTCGATGCGTTGAAAACCTGGAAGACTGCGCTGATGGTGCTCAAAGCAGAAGCGATGTACGACGACGACGAGGAAGAAGAGGAAGAAGCCGATGACGGCTGATATCTCGGAGATGCTCGACGAAGCCATGAAGGTCACGGATTACCTGGACACCGTCAGCTATGACGATGACCCCACTTATGTCCCCAGTGACTTTGCGTTGGAATTCATTACCTTCATCAAACTGGTCAACGGGGCAGAGGGAGAGGAACACAAAACCCCGACCATGCACTACAAGATGCTGGATACGTTGGTAACCGATGCCAAGGAGATTGTGAACCTGTGTCACCGGGGATCTGCGAAGACCACGATCATGGGCGAGTATATGTTCCTGTACCTGGCGGTGCACGGTTCATTACCTGGTTTCGGTAAGATCAACCTGGCGATCTATGTCTCGGACAGTATCGAGAACGGCGTGAAGAACATGCGCAAGAACCTGGAGTTCCGTTGGGAGAACAGTGACTTCCTGCGCAAGTATATACCCACGACCCGCTTCACCGATATCCGCTGGGAGTTCATAAACATCGATGGGGCGCGGTTCATCGTCAAGGGCTACGGCGCCAAGACGGGTGTTCGTGGTGCGAAGGAAATGGGCGTGCGGCCTCAAATGGCGGTGCTCGATGACCTGATCTCGGATGAAGATGCTCGATCCACTACCGTGATCTCCGCGGTAGAAGACACCGTCTATAAGGCAGTGGACTACGCACTGCACCCCACCAATAGCATGGTCATCTGGTCAGGTACGCCGTTTAACGCGAAAGACCCACTGTACAAGGCGGTGGAGTCCGGTGCCTGGGCAGTCAACGTGTTCCCTGTATGCGAGCACTTCCCGTGTGATCGGGATGAGCTGAAGTCGAGCTGGGGTGACCGCTTTGACTATGACTACATCATGGGCAAATACGTCAAGGCCAAGAAGGCCGGCAAGATAGCCACCTTCGACCAGGAATTGATGCTGAGGATTATGTCGGACGAGGATCGCCTGATTCAGGACAACGACATCCGGTGGTATCGAATCGCCAATGTCTTAGAGCACAAGATGCGGTTCAATTTCTATATCACTACCGATTTCGCTACCAGTGAGAAACAGGCTGCCGACTTCTCGGTGATCAGCGTCTGGGCACATAACAATGCCGGGGACTGGTTCTGGGTGGATGGCGTCTGTAAGCAGCAAACCATGGACAAGAATATCGATGACCTGTTCCGCATGGCACAGCGGTATAACCCTCAAGGGGTTGGCGTGGAGGTCAGCGGCCAACAAGCGGGATTCATCCCGTGGATACAAGACCAGATGATGGTGCGCAATATCTACTTCCCACTGGCTTCCCAGGGAAATGACAGCAGCCCGGGTATCCGCCCAGTGACGAATAAGCTGGTGAGATTCAACGTGGTAGTGCCTTGGTTCAAGCTGGGTAAGTTCTATTTCCCTCTGGAGAAAAAGCAGACTCCGGAGATGGTCGAGTGCATGGACGAGCTGACCCTGGCATCAAGCGGAGGATTTCGAAGCAAAAAGGATGACTTCATTGATACCATATCGATGTTGCCGGCTATGAAGGCCTGGAAACCCACGGAGTCTGGTGCCATGGAGCAGTCAGACGATGACTTGTGGGGATTAGAAGATAACGACACAGGCGGTGAAAGCCGTATGAGTTCATACATTGTTTGAGGCGTAGAATGACTTTACAAGATATATATGACCAGTTGACCTACGGGCCTCTGAAGAATCTGTTCGTAGCTTCCCGCAATATGGAAGATGTCGGCATTGAGGGCGAGGACTTCAAGTCGTTGTTCCCGCACATCCAGTTGGGGCTGAATGCAATCCATAGCCGTATGTTCATGCGCGAGGGTCGCACGGTGCTGGAGCTGGAGGAGGGCAAGGTATCTTACTTGGTTTCCCCTACAGAACAGAACCTGCTGGAAATTGAGCAGGTGTGGGGCGTCTACTGCAGTAAAGCCTACGAGATTCCCCTGGACGAACTGGATGAGCCTGTGTCCATCCGGCGTACCAGCCACAACTCAATCATCATACCTGACGACGCTGAGCTGGCGCCCTGGTTGTCTGAAACCACTGAGCTGACGGTGGTATACCGTGCCAACCACCCAGAGATCAAGGACTACATCGCCAATAGCGCACCTCTGGCGACTGAGATCTTCCTGCCTTCCACACACCTGCAAGCCCTGTTACTGCATGTAGCGGGTACGGTCCATACCCCTATTGGTATGAAGAACGAGTTCCATGCGGGCCGTGATTACCGCAATGAGTTCGACATGGAAATGCAGCGATTGGAGTTAGCCGGGTTCGATATTAAGGCCACTTCCAACAACACACGACTGCGGAAGGCCGGCTTCCCATGATTAAATCCCAGCTTTCTTAAAATCCCTTCCGTACCATTGCCCGATACATCAATAGTGCGGAAGGGTTAGGATGGAAAAGATTGAGGAAAATCAGGTAGAAGCCCCGGCACCTGAAGGGTGGACAAAGCCACCTGAACTGAAGGATCTTAAAGCCGATCTGGAAAGTGCCAAGCCTGCCCATGATACTCAGTGCCAGAAGATATCCGCATGGTTGGATAACCTTAATGTCACCGGCACCGCTAAAATCAAGCGGAGTGCCAACCGTTCCAACGTACAGCCCAAGCTGATTCGTAAACAGGCTGAGTGGCGGTATACCGCATTGTCCGAGCCGTTCCTGAGTGCTGAGGATATGTTTGCCGTCAACCCCGTTACCTGGGAAGACGCCGACGGTGCTCGCCAGAACCAAATCGTGCTCAACAACCAGATCAATACCAAGGTCAATAAGCAGAAGTTTATTGATGACCTGGTGCGTGATGCAGTGAATAAGGGTACGGCTATCATCCGTACTGGCTGGGTATTTGAAGAAGAGCTTATTACCGGCATACGCCCGGTCTACAGCTTCCGGCCTAACCCGGCACTCGCTCCCCTGATGGAAGAACTGGATCGGATGGAGTCTGAGAACCCTACCGGCTATAAGTTTGAAGTCCCCGAAGAAATGCAACAGGCCCATCAGGTGTCGCGCACAGCGCAGACGCCGATGGAGCCGTATATCTCCGGACGTGAAGAATATGAAGAAATGCGTACCCTGCGTAACCACCCCACGGCTGAGGTGTGCGATTACAAGAACGTCACCATAGACCCATCCTGTGGTGGAGACATGGAGAAAGCGGGGTTTGTCGTATTCAGCTTCGATACTTCAATGTCCGAGTTACGCAAAGAAGGGCGCTACACTAATCTGGATGAGATCAATATAGCAGTGGTGCAGTCACCCCTGTCAGAGCCGGACCACCAAGGTGAAGATGAGTCTGGTTTCCAGTTTAAGGATGATCCCCGTAAGAAGATCGTAGCCCATGAGTACTGGGGCTATTGGGATTATGATGAGTCCGGTATCGCCAAGCCCTTCGTGGCAACGTGGGTCGGCGATACGATGATCCGCCTGGAGGAAACTCCATTCCCTGACGGCAAGCTCCCCTTTGTGTTCATGGCTTTCATGCCAGAAGAAGATTCTGCCTACGGTGAGCCTGATGGTGAACTGCTGGTTGATAACCAGCTAGTAGTCGGTGCGATCACCCGGGGCATGGTAGATATCCTGGGCAACTCAGCCAATGGCCAGACAGGCGTGCGTAAAGATGCCCTGGATGCCACCAACCGGCGTAAGTACCAGAACGGCGAGGACTATGAGTACAACCCTCATATCGATCCCCGTATGGCGTTCTACATGCACACCTACAACGAGATCCCTCAGTCTGCCACCTTCCTGCTGAACCAGCAGAACATGGAAGCCGAGTCTATGACCGGCGTTAAGACCTTTACCGATGGCATCAATGGAAACCAGTTAGGTGAAGTTGTGGCAGGTATCAAGGGTGCTATGGATGCAGCCTCCAAGCGAGAGACTGGAATACTCCGACGTATGGCCAAAGGCATAGTAGAGATGGGGCGTAAGTTCGTTGCCATGAATGCTGAGTTCCTCGACGAGGAGGAAGTGGTGCGTATGACCAATGGTGAGTTCGTCCCTATCCGTAGAGATGACCTGGCCGGTAACTACGACCTGAAGCTGACCATCAGTACTGCAGAGGAAGACGCCGCCAAGATAGAGAAGCTGGCTTTCACTCTGCAAACCATGGGGCCGAAGATGGACTTCGGTGCCTCCAAGATCATCATGACCCAGATTGCCCGGCTACAGAACATGCCGGAGCTGGCGCATCAGTTAGAAACCTTCGAGCCTACACCCGATCCTATTCAAGAGGAGTTGGGTAAGTTGGCTGTTGAGAAGGCCCGCCTGGAGAACGCTGAGATCGAATCCAAGATCCGTGAGAACTATGCGTCTGCTGGTTTGGATCAGGCCAAGGTTGAAGATGTTCTAGCCTCTGCCCGCTTGAAAGGTAGCTCTGCCGATAAGTCAGACCTTGATTTTGTCGAGCAAGAGTCCGGTGTTACCCAAGAGCGTGACCTGCAGAAGCAGGGTGAGCAGGCCCGCGGGAACATTGAGCTGGAGAAGTATAAGCAGCGCGTGGCGCCGGCTAAAGACGCCAAGGCTAAAAAATAATTCAGAAAACAGTTTTTACTTTAAATACAGTACTTTCCGAACACCATTAACTAACTAGCAATGATGGAGCACGAAAGATGGAATTAGAGCAGCAGGTACAACAGATAGAAATAGGAATGGACGACGCCCGTGAAGCAGTAGAAACGGCTGACGCCCTGAAACGCCTGAAGAATAACAAAGACTTCAAGCTGGTATTCCTGGATGGGTTCTTCTCAGAAGAAGCAATTCGTCTGGTTGAATTGAAAGCTGCCCCTGCTGCTCGGCGGGAAGATATCGCAAAGGCAATCGACAAGACGATTGATGCGATCGGCGAAACACAGCAGTACCTGAATCGTATTTTTCAGGAAGGTGATATGGCTAAGTCGGCGTTGAATGATGGCGAAGCTGAGCTGAATGCCATCTCTGCTGAGATGGGTAACGGGTAATGTCAGAGGCAGCGGTAGACACCGCACAGGAGGATTCTCCTGATTTCCTGGGCATGTCTGATGAGGACTTTGCCAATC